TGAAGGTGCTCCCTCTGCCCAACTTGGCTTTGATGCATCGATACACTCAACCTGATCTGTATCTCCAACTGCGGCTCCATAACTCATCCAACCTGCCGAAGCATCCGAGAATGTCAACATATCGAATGAATTGAAGATACTCAAATTCATTCTGTATCCACTCTTGATTCTCAACTTCGGAAGGAAAACTCCCAACCGATTCGTATTTGCCAACATCATGCTGTTGATCGGCACGACATTGTACGAACTCCATTTCTCCGAACCGGAGAATGCCTGAACATTCACACTTAACGCTCTTCTTACCGCCCCCATCAACCGGAGAGGAGTGAGGACATAAAACACAACGGTTGGGCTCACTCCGTATCCCTTATTCTGAACTGCGGTCAAGATCGTGGTAATGGCATGATTGATTGCGGTGGCAAGTGCTATCGAGTAGGAATCACAACCATTGCAACCCGGATCCTCAAGTGCGATACACGTGAGAGTATCCATCACTGCCTCCAGGAGATCGTAATGGGCTTGAGCCCTCTGAGAATATGCTTTGTTAATAAACTCCAGGGCATTATCCTCGATCGTCCAATACTCCTGATTCATGAACAGACTCCGATGCCAATTCAATCCACCTCCGTAAAAGTGAAACGGAACATACTCTTCCGATCCCTGCATCTGCTTCAACTTCACTTTCCCACCGATGGGAATCCTCTCGAATGTCATTCCGGATTGAACATTCCCGACCTTGAATCCACCTTGCTTGCTCCCTGTAAAATCCCTTACATCAAATATCGATTCATACCCCATATCGTAATTCACAAGGGCATGATATTTTTCAAGGGCTGCTATTGCCTGTGGAGGGAAATCTCCAGTAGTGGTAAACGCTTGATAGGCAGCATGGATCTCTCCATGTGCCTTCTTGAATTTCTCACTATTTTCAAATTCCTTATCCACGAATTTGTTTTGAAGTGCACACCTAAAAGCCAACGATTCGAGCAACATCTCCTGGTGTTTAGGATTCTCCAATTCGAACTTATCCCAATCCTTTACTAGATATCCTTTCATTTCATTATCTCCTTACGGTGCCTCTTCTTCTAATGGGTGATTCCCATGAAGATCGATCAACACCTCATCATCATCTGCTCCTGCGGCTTCAACACAAATCCCGATCCACAATAAATCGGAAGCGAAAACATTCGTCACGCCATCTCCAGGTTGCTGATCCCAATAAACTGCCTCACCGGGTTGGAATACAATTCCAGCTACCTTAGGGACTCTGATCTTCTCACAATTGTATATGAGAACACCAAGTTCTCCGGCTTCCAAATCCAGTTTATCCCGGCATCCTGCATTCTCTCCGGTTGTGATGATCTTATCTGCCACGAAGATCATTCCTACCGTATTGTTGAGTTTAAACAGGACTCCATTATCGAGGGGATCAGAAAAATCATGCGTGAATTCAAGGGATTTATATGTGCCTTCAACTGCAAAACTTTCCATACCTTGCATCTGCTAATTTCTCCTTTTAGATTTTTTCCGTTATATGAGGGATTCTCCCTCTTCGGCTAAATTTCCATATGATCAATCGGGAATAAAAATGTTATCCTTTAGAGGATCTTCGTCCGACCCTCCACCTTCTCCACCGCCGTTTCCATCTTCTTCCTTCTTCTCAGCTTTCTTCACTCCGAACACTTCCGCTAGATCATTGAATTCATCATACTTCTTATCCAGGAATTTCGAGAATTCCTTCTCGATCATCTCCGGATCTTCCGGTATGAATTCAGGGATCTTCTTCTCAATGAACGCAACTTCCTTCTCATCAAATTTCCTGCTCTTCTTCTCTTCAATCCAGAGATCCGTGAGCTTCACTTTCGAGGCTTCACCCTTGAGTGCCTTGATCTGGGATTCGAATTCCTTCTTCTCGTTTTCCCATTTCTCAGATTCCGATTTGAACTTATCGTCCGTCCTCGCTCTGTGGCTCCACTCTCCGGCAACCGCCTCCTTCACTTCACTCTTAATAACACCCTTCACCGATGGATCATCGGTCAAATCCGTGAGGCTAAAAATATCCCCCGGCTTCCATCCATTCGTCTTGATGATCTCACGAAGATCTCCAATCGATTCAATACCCATTTCCATACTCCTTTTGAGTTGGCTAGATTTATTATCCGTAAACTCCTGTACGATGCCGAGCAGGGAAGCCCCGGCAAAACCAGGCTTTTCGGTCTTCGAATTTCCTAATGCGATCCCGGATACATTCTCCACTTCCGCAGAGTACACACCCTGATCATCATTCAATATTATATCTGCCTCAATCGAGGCAACATCCAACTCCTGGTCTCTAAATTCAGGATATATATACGCAATTATAATTTCACTCAACACTCCCCGGATCTCCTGTAATTTCTTCCCAACCACTTCACCGATCCTCAACCTTCCGTTATTCTCTTCATTACTCCACGTATGCCCCCGGAATAACGCAATCCCCAACCGGATCTTCTCATGCATCATCTCAATCGCCGATCGATACCACCTCTTCACTACACTCACGAAATTAGATCCATCGATCGATACTCTCCCGGATGATTCCCCCTCATGCCCCACCACAAACGCCTTGAAATGAGGCTTTGGATCACTCTTCTTGATAGCCGAATACATCCGAGGATCCACGATACTCATGATCTCACTCGATGCCATCTCAATTAGAGTCGCCCGGATTCTCATTTTCCCTTCCTCACCCTCGGAAGATCTCCCAACTCCATCCTCTTGATCCGATTCTTCCTCTCAGGATCCAGCTTGATTTTCTTCATTCTCTCCTGGAATTCCTTCTCCCTCTTCTCTGCATATTCCTCGCCGGATACAACCGGATTCCCATCCTTCCCCATTCCCTTATCCTTCACCATCACGCCGATCACTCCATCCTTCTCCGGAGCCTCTACCTTCTTATCCGGAAGATCACTCGTATGATAGATCCCACTCTTCTTCGTTCTCATTCATTCCTCCATATTCATTAAATTAGCCGAATCAATCTGCTCCTGTCAACCAATTTCTTCAATATCCATGCTACCCATTACCTTCCTCCCGGTGAGATATGCCCTTAGAATCGATCTGTGAGGGTCGTTTTCTCAGATCTCCTCTTCTTCCACCTCCAGATCCTCTTTGTTCACGATTCCATTCCTCAATGTATCATTCTCCATCTTCAAAGATCGTATCTCCGCATCCTTCCCATCCATCTCAACCTTCACCTTCTCATTCATCCCCAATCGATCCAACTCCACTTCCATATTCACTCCGGGAACCTGAGAGAGCAATGTCTCCAAACTCAATCCTCCACCGAGATACAATGGCATCAAGACTTTCTCAATGTGATCCCATTGCTCTTGCGTATACACCGGGATCTCGATATCGATCTTCGAGGGATCCAATTTCGTTTTCTTCGATTCTCCATTAAACTTCCGGATCGCCTTATCAATCAACTCCTTGTATGTTGCCTTCCAGATGATCCTCTCCTTCTCTGTTCCGGCAATCACCAATTCTCTCGTATTATCCCCAGTCGCCCGATTCTTCAACAGATCTAACAATCCCAGGAAATGAACCGGGATCCCCGTAGTACCTGAGATCACCTTGATCTTCTCTGTCGCCTCATTCTTCAAGGAATCAACTCCTCCCATATTGGGAGAGGTCATCGTCAGCTTTGATCCCGAATGGACGAACGCCTTGTTGATATTCATCCGATAATCATTGAACGCCTGATTCGCATCCATCACCGAATTCTTATCCTCACATTCCACATCCAGGATCGGTGCAGAAAAGAGATGATTGATCTCTCTCCAATCTCTATAAGCCTTATCCACATCATCGATCTGAGTGAGGCATTTCATCACCTTCGGCTGTGCCTCATTCGGCTTCGTGATCCTCCCCCCGAATTTATTGTATACGAATTGGGAGGAACTCAAATTCTCCTGTGAAGTCCTCTTCGTGGGAGTCCATTTCAACTCCTTATAATTCAGGTAATCATCCTTCTCCGTAACCACTTCATACTTCGTTTCGATCCATGATATGTACCTCACACTCACCATCTTCGGATAGGATCCATCCTTAAAGTCCTTCGAATCCTCCATCGACAACTTGAGTGCAATCTTCCCCTCTATCTCCGCTTCCTTCGCCAACTCCACGGGCATCTCCTTATCCAACTTATTGAACTCGAAGAAATCCCTCACGAATTTCAACTCTGCCTCCGCATCTTTCACACTCACCCCCTCCGTAGTGATAACCTTCAATCCCTGACCAATGATAAACGCAGCTCTCAAGTCCACGACATTCCCGGTGAGGATACATCCCCATTCCGCTTTCGAATTGTACTTATCCTCAATCGCCTTAACCGCAGTCCCATAATCCCGATACTCATTCCCACTAAATCGATCCTTCTTGATCCGGGTGAGTTCCATCCCCAACATCTCCCTCGCCTTCGCAAATTGGGATCGCTCATGGATCAACCGATCGAACTCCTGAGCGGATAATTTCACCTTCCCACTCCAGGGCAATAATTTAAAATCTATAGGTGTTAACGCCATTTTCTTTCCTCCTGATCAGTATGCCGGGGAATCACTCCACATGAAAAAGCCCTTCTTCTCCAACCTCTTGAAATGAGAGAAGATCGCATATCTCACACCATCCAACCCATGATCCTTAAACTTCACAGGCTCATCCATCGGATTCCCATTCTTATCCTCTTTCCACTTATACGATCGGAACTCATCATTGAGATCCTGATTCTCTTCACGACTCACAATCTTGAATTTCTTCACCGCCACAATCCCGGCATTCACACTCCCCTGTCCCTTCTCCGCTCCTCTCACATTAAAGCCGGCATTATAAATCTCTTCGATCCGATCAGGTTCTGCAGGATCGGCATATATCACTTTCTTCCGATCCTTCACAATCACTTCCATTTTGCTTATAAGATCCGAGTTTGTCAATTTTCTCTCATACAGATCTTGATATAAATAGATCACCTGATCCTTGATTCCCAACCTGATCAATGCTGTAGGATTGTTGTATCCGAAATCCAACCCATAGATCACATCATCAAAATCGGAAGGATATTTCTCAAACACCGGGAAATCATAGATCACTCCCTTCCACAATCCCCAATGCCCTCTCTTATAGATTTTCTCAAACACCGGGTCATCGATCTCATTCAGAATCCCCCGGTATTCTTCTCTCTCCTCCACGATCGGATTATCCTCAATCGTAGAATGATGAAGATACGATCTCTCACTTGATCCCTCCCCGGAGT